ATGTATAATACGTTCTTGTTCTGGAGTAACACACTGCTTGCGACATGACACATAAACAAAGATTTACCAACACCAGTACCAGCGAGAGCAATATTGAGTGTTTTGTTTGGAAGGCCGCCCTTTGTAATCTTGTTGAAGAATTCCAGGTCGAATGGTATTGTTTCCTCTTTTGTGTTGTATAGGTCATATCTCTCACTATAATCTAGGAGGTAGTCGTGCCCAACGTGATTATCAAAACTGACAGCAAGAGCGTCAGATAGAATAGAAGGTATGGCGTCAGGTTGCTTTTTATCGCTCTGTCCATCAGCGATACCAATCGATTCGATGAGTGCGAGGTAGATTGCTCTGTCACGACACCACTTCTCCGTTGTATCTACTAACCATTCAAAGTCAACAGGTTGACCATCTAGGTGATCAACCAAATGATGTATCTGTTTATATACATCTTCATTTATATCCTTCCTCTTCTCAATCTCAATAAACAGGACCTCTTTTGTGGGGACTTCATTATATTCCTCCACGAAAGAGTTGATCTCCTGGAATACAACCTTCTGATTTGAGTCTTCAAAATACTCATCCTTTAGGAAAGGAATGACCTTACGAAGGAATTCCTCATTGTTGATCAAGTTGTTCAGGATTAAAAACTCAATCTTATCCATAATGAATGTAAGTGCTCAATATGTACTTGGTCAAACTAGGTGCCGCACCATAGTGTGGGTGAGCCCAAGTTGGGGGGAACACCACCACCTTACCAGCCTTCGGATTTATTGTAAAGCGTTGTCTGGTGAAATGGGTGATCCCGTCATTATCATTCAGATAAAACAGAAATGCCACCGCCCGACGAGCACTAGCATAGTCAGCCACATCCACGTGCTCATCAAATCTCTCCTCCCCATTGGGAAGATACCTCTTGATTCTAAACTCCTCAAGTGCCTTGATTTCAGGAAGAAACCTTGACTTTGTATCGTGTTGATACATTGTCCTGACACCCCTGACAATAGGGATCATGGCACGAACCATGTCCATATTCTCATTATTCAAATTGATCTGAGTGAAACAGGGTTTGTTATCATCATTGATAAACTCCTGTTCGGAGGAGTTCTCAAAGATACGGATTAGTTCCTTACAGTATGAGGATGGGAGAACATCATCATACTGCCGAACCATATGAGAACTCTTCTTTAGCGATTTCATCTAGTTTCTGTAGGACCTCATCAGTAAAGTATTTTTCAGGGTTCTTCAGGATCTCCTTGGCGTAGACCTTCTTACCGTTCATCTCATAACGACCGGCGACATTCTTCCAAAGACCCCCAAGCTCGCCAAGCTCCAGGAGGCCAAAATACCGATCAAGACCCCGCTCATCATAATAAAGCCGTACCGTGACATCTTTGTTCTCCTTACTTAAACGCGACTTTGCTGTCTTAGCTTTAATAAGATTGCCAACGACTTCCGTTCCATCCTTTTCTTTCTTTTTGCTAAGATAAATGATTGTACTTGCCGCATACTTGAGACCGCTGCCTCCGCCCATCTCTTTGGTGGGAACGTATGATCCGATGACATCATAGGTGTGATTGGTAACTATCATGGGGATGTTTGCTTGTCCCAGTTTAAGGGTCAACATACGGAACGCACCTTTGACAAGTTGTGACTTTGTCATGTCACGAACCTGTTTATCGTTGAGTACGTCTGTGATCTCCTTCTCTGTGGACAACATACCAAGTGAGTCTAACACAAACATACAGGGTTTGCGGTCTTCTGCTTGGGTTTTAAGATAAATGTCTACCGCCTTCAGGGCTTTTGACCTGAACTCTTCGATGGTAACGACATTAACAACGACGACGCGAGTAAGGTCAACACCACGACTCGCGAGTAGTGATTTATTAACTGCGGCCTCAGTGTCAAAATAGAGGCAGTAACCGTCAGGATTAGAATCGAGGAAATTCTTAACAACCGCAAGCGAGAAGAAAGTCTTTCCAGTAGAAGACTCCCCAGCAATGGCAGTAATCTTATTCCCAGATACCCCACCAAATATAGAACCTGAGGTAAGTCCGTTAAAAATGTAGGAACCTGTATCCACGAACGTTTCGGTTTCGTCGATGTCGGCTGCGAGTCTTGTGTAGTCATCTCCAATCTCTTTGACGATGTCTTTTAAAAAATCCATTACAGTGCAAATCCAAATTGTTCACGAGCGATCTTCTTATAAGGACCACCAGGGTTGGCGTCACGAATCTCTTTGATCGTATTGAGTTTTTGATAGAGAGCTGCGTCCCCACCCAGTCGCAATGCGCTTACGATGGTAGCAAGTTCTTTATCGTTGATTGGTAGATCCATTATCCGAAGAATAGTTCTAGGTTTACAGTTTTCTCTACGTTCCAACCAATAGCATCAAGGATGACCTTTACAGGATCGATGAAGGCTTTGTTGAATTGTAGTTCATAATCGACATATTTGCCAAGGCCAAACTCGTATGGAAAGTCTGAGGCAAATGATATCACGTTCTCCCTGATGGGATTGGGTTTCGACAGGTGGACAAACTTGATCTTGTCTCCATTACTGATGAGGGAATACTTGGATTCAAGTTTCATCTCCTTCACCAAATGATTATGTAGCAGACATCCACGGACGTGCATTGGACAACCCTTACCATAGATCGTGACGTGGTTCTTGTGCTTGTTCACATCAGAGACACTACGGGGAAAGGCAATCTCCTCCGGTGACATCTTATTGAACTTAGTCCTACACTCATCAATATACTTGATGACATCCTCCTCAGTCCCGTTCATCATCAACTTCAGGGCACCTTTAATCATGTCCCTACAGGGTGCTGGTGTTGAGGATTTGACTGCCTCAATACCCATGATCTTCAGTTTTGGGTCCTCATAACGAACACCCTCACTATCCCACACGTTGAGAATGTATCGTTTCTTTGCCGTCCAGATGCCACGATCAGCGATATTCTCCCGCTTCATCTGCATCTTCTGGTCGTAAGCGTTTACATACGTCGCAAGGTCCTGGTAGCTCTTCTCGATAAACGGTTCCAGTTTGTCCTGACAGATCTGGTCGATGATTCCCACAATCTTAGTCTTTTCGCCGAGCTTATTGCTAAAAAATTTATCAACAAGAGGTCCGAAATTAAGATAGATTGAGTCAGTGTCAGATGCGATAACATAATCTACATCTTTGGTCTTTAACAAACTATTTAGGTAGCCATTTACTTTGTTCTCTATCCATCGGATAGACACCTGCCCGGAGAGCGTAATTGCCTCTGCATTGGCAAGTTTGTAGTACCTAAAATACTGATTACCGATAGCCCCATAAGCAGAGTTAAGAGCAATCTTCCTAGCCATTTGGAAATTGTTGAACTTCGCGACATCCTTCTCCGTTTGATCCCTGAGTTGTCTCAACTCACTGTCAGAGAGTTTTTCATATGGATTGTCAGAAGATTCAATAATCTTCTCTTCAGGGCCCTCTCCGGCACCACCAATCAAATATCCCATACTATTTACTTGACCTCATACCTGAACTTCTCCACATCAAAATAGGAGTCATAGTCCATCTTACCATCACGTTCATCCAGGACCTCATTGATAAGGATCTTCATCTCCTTCACAAAATCAGGAGACAATAATCTCCTAGGGGTCACCTTCATGGGGGTGGTTCTGCTAGGTTTCTTACTCCTGCTAGAACCATAGCTCATCCCCTGTGTGTCAATTTTACTCATTCAATTTCTCCTATAATCCAAGATCTCATTCCAAATGGAGTGTCAGCAATTAAAGCCATAGTATATTCTACCACATCTGGGGGAACAATCAAACAGAATCCAATACCAAGATTGAATACGTTCCTCATCTCCTCCTCTTCAATGTCGCCCGCCTCCTTTATCTTATCAAAGATCTCAGGTCTTGGCCATGAAGAGTAATCCACATTAGCAGTCATGTGATGATGACCAATAGCCCTAGGGAGATTCTCTGGAATACCACCACCAGTGATATGTGCCATACCAAGGATGGGAACCTCATCCAACAATGATTGAATTAGTGGTGAATATATTGTTGTTGGGGTCAACAACTCCGGCATCTCCTTGTAGTAGATATAGTTCCTCCAGATCATATCATTGATGAGGGTGTATCCATTACTATGAAGACCACTACTCTCAATACCAATAATCTTATCACCGGGTCTGACACTGGACCCATCAATGACCTTGTACTTATCCACGATACCGGTACAGAATCCAGCTAGATCGTAGTCATTTGTCCTGTAATGTTCGGCGGTCTCTCCACCCAGGAGACTCATATCAGCAATCTTACATCCCTCAGCAATACCACCGATAATCTCACTCACATTACCATCAAGTGTTTTGGTGGAGATATAATCAAGGAAATACAATGGTTTAGCACCACAACAGATCACATCATTGACACACATGGCAACAAGATCCTGGCCAATGGTGCTGTAATCATCAGCAATCCTACAGATATTAATCTTAGTCCCCACACCATCAGCACCGGATACCAGTACAGGTCTCTCATAACCAGGGGGAATCTCCATCATACCATTGAACCCACCAATAGTAGGTGATAATGTTTTGATGTACTCCACAAAGCATCGACCCTTTTGAATGTCAACCCCAGAAGTTTTATAATCCATTGATGTACCTCAAAAGTTCCTTGTCTTCGACATCATTGGGGATGTCACCCTTGTAGAAGATCCTGTAACTATCGGATCCATACTTACCAATACCAAAGAGTTTGGTGGCATCCTCACCATCCCACTTGAGAATATCATGGGACATACGCATGATACGATGTGCCCTGATATTGAACATACCAAGTGGTTTAATAAAGTCAGAGAGGGTATCATGATCCCACACCTCCAGGAACTCCTCTGGTGTGGGTGTAATTTTGAATAGTTCGGTAAGGACTGGTTTTACCTGTTTCCTGTCAGTTAGATTCAGACAGATGACACCGACCATGTGTTGCCACACATTATCAACCTGTTGTTGAACCATCAGTTCTGGGACCATCAGATACCCCTCCGTTTCATTTCAGCCTCAATGTCAACTAGTTTCTGTTTAGAATCCAACATCTTACCCTTGAATACCTTACGATCAGCGTACATCTTCTCCATCAGTTCAGGAAGAAAACCCTTGGTATCTTTTCGGAACATAGCCCCATTAGCACATACAGCATAGTCGCTATAGAGTTCAAAATTGAGTTTCTCATTAAGGATCTTCTCAACCGTTGCACTTGGGTGTTTTTCATCTACTAGGGTCTCAGGGGATATATTATACTGCATCATCAGGTGAGGATACAGGGAGTTAAGGTCAAAGGATACCACATATTCATAGACACCCGGTTTAGGTTCCTTGACATATGCCCCAGCAAACTTGTCACTCTTCTCGGACCTGTTTCTAGGTGGGATGACAATGTTTCTCTTCTTGAGGTAGTTGTAGATAATCGTATCCCACATACGAACCTGAGCCATGGGATCAATGAAGTTCACCTTTGCGTCAAATGCCATGGTGATGACCAACTCGATCAGTTTCATCTTGTCTTCCAAACGGTCAACAAGTTCCACGTCCTTGATGTTGTAGTCAATGAACTTCTTCCAGTTCCCCTTGTAGAAATCTTTGAAGGTGTCAAACTCACTGTGGTCCAGTTTCTTCTGTCCCAGTTCGACCTCACCAATAAAGTCCAGTCGATAGGACTCACGATTCACATAGGTAAACTTCTTATAAAGTTCCAGATAGTCAAGTGTGGTGACACCAAAGATTGAATAGACGTTGTATTCACGACCAGAGATACCAATCATCTCATGGTCAACAATCTTCCACGGTGAGAGTTGTTTCATCTTCTTCTCACCCATGATACGAGACATTCGACCACACAGGTATGGAATATCATACAGACGAATGTTCCATCCGGTGACCACATCAGGGGTATTCTGTTCCCACCAATACAGGAACGCCTCAAGCATCTCAACCTCATCACTGTGATAGTGATAGGTCACATTCTTCTGTGATGGGGTGTATGGATGACGACCCCAGGTAGTAATCGCCTTGGTCGCATAGTCCTGAATTGAGATGGACAACATCTCCTCAGAACATGAGTCAGGACTAGGGAATCCCTCCTCAGACTGGACCTCAATATCCATGGTGACCAGTCCAATCTTGTTTAGATCAAACTTGATCTCCTCCTCGGGATACTTATCGGAGATATACTGATAGACATACCTCTCATTACCATAGACCTTGAATCCCTCTACACCATCATACTTTTTGATGAACTCCCTACAATCTCTTACCAACCCAGGTTGAATAGGTTCAACTGGTTCACCCTCAAGTGTACGATACTTAGTATCCCTCTTGGATTTAACAAAGAGGGTAGGGTTATACTTCTCCTGAAACATCAACTTCCTACCATCCTCATAACCTCGGACAAGGAAGTTGTTCCCGATCATCTGGACATTGGTATAAAACCTCACTTCAGCATATCCTCATACTTTGTCTTCAGCTTACTATTGGGGGTCGCAATAGTCAAGATCTTGTCAGAACTGATCATAAAATCATTCTGATTGGTATATTCCAATAACCAGGGGGTCAGAGTCCCATCACCACAAATGACGAATGGTTCAATCAGTTTACAATCTGGCTCTCCAAGTTCTGATGTGACCTCCTCAATCTGACTGATCAGAACTTGATTCATCGTCAGAATCAGAATCTTCACGTTGTTCATAACCGGCAATGCCTCTTTCATAAGTTTCCTTTAATTCATCAATTGGTTCGGTGATACTAATAACCCAGTCAGCCACAACAGAGATTGTTTTCTCCTTACTCATGGGCATCCATGGTGTCAATCTAAGCTTAAAGGGTGATTTCCCCTTTGCTTTCTCATCACCAACCAATTGAGCTACACAGGGATATTTAAGGAAATACCCAACCACCTGGTCCTGAACAACCATCTCAGTCATATCAGAGATGACATCCTCACCGGACTTTAACAAACAAAGTTTAATTGTCATGATTCTGCTTTTACTTCTACTTTTTTCTCTACTTTTTGTTTAACTTCAACTTGTTGAACAGGGATAGGACGATACTTTCTATATCTCCTGGTCTCAAATGTTTCAAACACCTCATCAGGATTACCATAACAGGTCTTCCTGACCACCTCCACAATCTCATCATAGGGGTCTGATTTAATATCAGGCCACTCACGGTGAGCATTCTCAGTAATCTGTCTACTGATTACCTCATACTCCACACCATCCCCAGATACAGGGGGGACGTAATCAACATACTCTTTTTGTTTGGGTGCCATAATTAAAATGATTTAGCGTGGATATCAAGTTCGCCATCATCAATGTGAGCATGGTCAATATTGATGTGGACATTACTCTCAAGAATAACAGCAATCCTTTCTAGACTGTCAGCAATTCTTTTGATGTCTTCAATAGGAAGGTTGTTCATTGACAGATTTTGTCTCTCCCTATTTTACTGCACAAAAAAGGGGGTGTCAACTGGATTGTGCCAGTTCCCCCTCTGCCCATAGGGCGGCGACGATAT